AAAGATTCTATTTTACCTTTGTATAATCTTGGAGCTACTATATTGTAATTCATTTTAACCTTAGTGTAATCACTTTTAGGTCTCATCATGTTTTTAGCTAACTCCCATTTTAAAAGTTTATCAGTTCCTAAAACCAAAACACCCTCATATAATACCTCTAAAGATCTTTTCATTTTCCCAAACTGAGCTTCGTAAGCTTCAATAGGTGGATCAAATGTGTCATCACGCATTATAACTTTAGTAGCTCCACTAATAGTATCTTTTACTTTATAAACCTCATTCATGTAGGTTTTATAGTTAAAGTATAAAACTTCTATAGTGTTTTTATCTTCATTATCGTTTTGAGCTGCTGTTCTATAGTGTAAGTTAGACTTTTGATTTGGTTGTTTTATTATTCTTTGTAATTCACCTTCGTCTAAACCAGGAAATTCTTTTTTAAGTTCGTTTATTGGTAATGTTTTAACCTCTCCAACGTAATACAAATCTTCAAAATAAGGTGATTCAGTATATGAATAAACTATATTAGCAGGATCAACATACTCTACTTTTATACCTTCTGAAGTTGTAAATTTATCTTTAACACAAGCTATACCAAGTGTTGTTAAATCGTAATATAATCTTTTTCTTGTTTCTTCAAACTTATTACCAGTTAATATTGTAGTAATAGCCTGCTCCTCTGCTATTTCAACTTCTTGCTTATAACTAAGCTGCATGTGTAAGTTTAATTCCTCTTCACTATCAGGTAGAGTTTCAGGCGCGTTTTCTTGTAATGATATACCTAAAGATTCTTGTGCAAAAGTAATAAGTTCTTTTGTTTCAATATCTCTTAATATTGATTCCATATAAGCTGTTCTTTTACTCATGCCATATGGATCTTGCGAGTATGCTTTTATATCATATGTTCTTTCAGCCATACCGTTGACAACAATGTCAACAAATTTTGGTATAATAGGTACAGGTTTCCAGTCTAAATTAAGATATGATAAGTCACCATTAATAGATAATTCATCTTTATATTTTTGTATACTCTGTTCACCACGAGCATATAATCTTAATTTATGAAATTCGTTTTGATTATTGTAAAACCTGTTAGTACCAGAATCACGTTTAAACCACTCTGACTCTATGGCTCTACCAACTTTTAAACCATATTCAAGACTAGCTTTCTCTTGATCGCTAACAACCTGACTTGGAAAATAACCTTTTGTAACTGATTCTGCCATTTTTATTCTATTAATTTTGATCGCATACCTTTATTTTTATACTTAGCTATACTTATATTTACCTTTTCTCTTTTTATTTCTGCATTTGGTCTGTATAAATTTTTATTACAAGCCATTATTGCTAAACCTGAACTAATAGCAGCATCAAACTTTGTTCTATTGTTTATATCAAACTTTGCCCAATCATTTAAAGTGCTATTAAAATATATATCACCATGAGTACCGTCTCTTTTCATACCAACATGATCTTGTATATACATCTCGATTGCAGCAGCGTGTGCTTGTTTTATATCCTCACTTGAATTAGGTATTCCACCTACTTCCTTTTCTGCTGTAGATAATTTATTCCATATTTTATCTGGCCTATTCATTGAATAACCTCTATAACCACGTCTTCTTAAATAATACAATAGACGAGGTTTATTATTCTCAGCTAGTAAAGGCATCCCGTAAAAGAATAAAGCCATTAGAACGTCTTCAAAGAAGATCTCAGACGTCTGAGGTCTAGCTATGTACTCTAAGAAAAAATGATTAGGTGGACAATCCTCCATACTAAACTTTGTTAACCCGTGTAAAGATCCTTTAGAACCCTTACCATCAACTGTTCCTGATATATCATAACTATCACATCCAAACGCACCCATATGTTCATTACCTGGATACTTAATACCATTTTTAGTTATAAAGTTATTTTGTTGTTGAAACTTAGGTGTCCAACTAACTTTAAATCTACCTTTGTTATCTGGATAAAATATAACCTTAGTGTCTTTAACACCATTAACCCATTGAAAATTTCCTTGAGTTAAAGGTACACTAACTTCTTCGTTGTAATCTATTTGCTCGTATATTTTAGCTAAATTAAATATACTGTTTTGTGTTTCGTCTCTGAAAGCATGTTCTTCAGTTCTTGGAAATTGTCTATAAAACTCGTTTAAAGCATCTCCATCATTCCTTAAACCATCAGCTTCATTTTGCCAATGATCTATTATGCCTATATCTATTATATCATCATACGGTCCTTGCACTTCTTCTTCTGGCGTATCGAATACAGGGTGTCCATAAGTATCAATGAATCCTTCGTAATTCCATTCCATAGGTATGAACAAACTATATAATCCCGAGCTAGTCTGTCCA